AAATCAAAAGCGGCTTGTAAGAAAGCAGGGCGTTGCATGAAAAAACGGAGATGACATGGCTCACCACGTTATAGATGATTGGAAGATCGTCCCTCGCCTTATGATGCTAGCGATCACCATAATGTGTTTCCAAGTAACAACTTGGTTCATTACATTGCCAGACCCGACTTTAAATCAGAGCGGCTTCTGCTCAATTATTTTTGGCTGCTTCTCTGGCTGTTTTGCGGTCTGGTTGGGCAAGGAGGCATAAGATGATACAAGCACTGATAGGACCGATAGCTGAGCTTGCAGGAGGCTGGTTAAAAGGCAAGGCCGACAAGCAAGCGGCGGAGTCTAAGCTAAAGCTGACTGAGGCAGAAACAAAATCTAAAATTCTTCTCAGCGAAAAGACAAGCGTGGCTGACTGGGAACGGATTATGGCCCAAGGTTCTCAAACATCTTGGAAGGACGAATGGCTAACAATTTTATTTTCCATTCCATTGGTGCTTGTGTTCCTTGGAGATACTGGCAGAGACATTGTTGCTAATGGTTTTTCTGCTTTGGAAACTATGCCCGATTGGTATCAATACACACTAGGCGTCATCGTCGCTGCGTCCTTCGGCGTTCGGTCAGCAACCAAATTTTTCGGGAAAAAATAAATGCACACATGGCAAGTCATACTCGTCGTGATGGTGTCTGTTAACACGTTAGCTAATTGCTATCGTTTGTATCTGGAGATGAAGCGATGAAGCAGAATTGGGAAGCGTTCTTTGAAATGCTGATCCACCACGAAGGTGGGTTCACGGACGACCAACGCGACAGCGGTAACAAAAAAGGTGACGGCCACGGCAATGAAGGCAGCACGATGCTTGGTGTTACGGCGTACAACTGGGCACGCTACACTGGCAAGTCTGCCCCGAAAGACGTTATGCGTAAGCTAACGAAAGAAGATGTGAAACCTTTGTACAAGAAAAACTACTGGGACGCGGTCAAGGGGGACGATCTCCCTTCGGGCGTTGACGTTAGTTGCGCGGACCTTTGTGTGAATGCGGGGCCGGGACGGGCAGCTAAAATATTACAGCGCGTGGTCGGGGCGACCGCCGATGGGGCCATTGGTCCAAAGACCGTAGCAGCAGTGCATAACTTCGATCCAAAAGACATCTTGCACAAATACTACGACGGGCGTGAAGGCTTCTACCGCTCTCTAGATGATTACAAAATTTACGGCAAAGGTTGGTCGCGGCGAAACAAGGAAACCCTTGATAGGGCACTGGAGTTGTTAGGAGAGTAGTATGGTTGCGCTGACGATAAAAAGTTTTGGGGGTATAGCCCCAAGAATACCGGCACGGTATCTCCAAGACAGTCAGGCTCAAACAGCGTTGAACTGCCCCGTGTTTCAAGGGAGCATCCAGTCGTTGCCGGATGTCGGCACGTCACATCTAACACTTGCTAAAAGCGGAACCCCACTGTCAATTTATCGCTTTGGTCAAGACACTGTCTCAGATACAAATTACTGGCTGCATTGGACAACAGATGTCGATGTCTGCCGCAGTCAAGTTTCTGGTGATACATCTGAGTGGACTTTTTTTACCGGAGATGGTTCACCGAAAGCTACGTACAGCTCAATCGCTTTAAGTGGGAGTAACTACCCTGCGGCGTCTCGCCCCCTTGGTTTACCGTACCCTTCTGGAGCAGCGACAGTAACGGCTTCGTCCTCTTTTAATGCTGATGAACTCGCAGAGACCCGGGTCTACACCTACACGTGGGTAAACAAAGAATCCGGTTTTGAATTCCAGTCTGCCCCCGCTCCTGCTTCTGCTTCCGTTGACGTACGCACAAATCAGACCGTGACCGTCAACAACTTCTCTTCGGCACCAGGAGGCGACTACGTCGTTACGCACAAAAGAATATATCGTTCTACTGCCGGAGTGTACCTTTTTGTCGGAGAAATTGCCGCTACAGCTACCAGCTTTACAGACAATATTTCCGCAGATGCACTCGGGGAAGAACTCCCTTCTACGTACTGGAACGAGCCTCCGTCTACACTTAAAGGTCTTACAAACCTGCCTAACGGGTTGATGGCTGGGTTCACTGGCAGAGACGTTTATTTCTGCGACCCTTACCACCCCCATGCGTGGCCAGAAACGTATATCCAAACTGTTGATTTCCCAGTTGTCGGGCTGGGGCGTATGGACACGACTTTGGCGGTTCTAACCACGGGCACACCTTATCTCATACAAGGTACTCACCCCGAGTCCATGGCCGTGGTTAAATCGGATCTGGAGCAGGCTTGCGTGTCCAAACGCAGTATAGTGAGTATGATGGGGGCCGTTGTCTATGCCGCACCTGACGGGCTGATGATGCTGTCCAGTTCAGGGTCAAAAATAATAACTGACAAGCTGTTTAGCTTCAAACAGTGGCAGACGTACTTCAAGCCCGAGAGCATCCATGCCTACCAGCAGGACAATCAGTACATTGGCTTTTACGACAACGACACTACACAGGGTGGATTTGTGTTCGACCTGCGCACTGGTCAGTTTATTCTTCACGATATCTACGCCACAGCAGGGTTCCAAGACATTCAGAGGGACAAGCTGTTCTTAGCCTTTGCCGACAAGAGCCTTAAGACATGGAGCGCAGGCGCGGCGAAGCCTTACGTTTGGAAGTCCAAGAAGTTTACCATGCCTCAGATCATGGGCTTTTCATGTGCGCAGCTAGAAGCCGAGGCGTACCCGATGACGCTTAAAGTTTACGCTGATACTACGCTCATCCACACTCAAACTGTGCAGAGCCGCATTCCTTTCCGCTTGCCCGCAAAAACGGGGCGCGACTGGGAAGTTCAGATCGAGGGTTCAGCAGAGGTATTTAGTCTGTCGGTGGCTAACTCAATGACGGAGCTGGCGAATGGCTAAACTGCCAAGTGTCACAAGCGATATACCGCGCGACCTGCGTCAATTCATAGACAGGGTTCGAGAAGCGATAAATGGAACGGGAGACGAAAGCCTCGTTACGATACGTCAGCTTGTGGCGGCAAAAGTACTAAACTACTCGGCGGGTCAGATTGCAACTATAGCAGCTTCTGAGGAATATTCTTCTCCCTCCGCCCCGATAAACCTAACCGCAACTGGTTCTTTGGCAAACGTCATTTTAACTTGGAACGCTGCTACATCTGCGGAGCATGCTTACACGGAAATATGGGCGGCACCCGCACCGTCTGGGGGCGGAACCCCTGTGATCGGCGACGCTATACTTGAAGGCATGGCACCGGGCACGACCTTCGCGCACAACATAGGTAGCTCTGCTACACGGTGGTATTGGGTTCGTTTCGTAAATGTTGCAGGGCAAGCAGGACCGTACAACGCAGTGAACGGTGTTCAAGGGTCGACGAGTGAAGACCCGACTTACATTATGGATGTTCTAACGAAAGCGTATGGTGCAACCTCAGTTGCCCCCTTCTTCCAGCTAGACACGGCCACTAACATAAACGGCGTAAGTATTCCGGCAGGAACTTACATGAAGACCGCGTTTATCCATGACGCGTCTATAACTAATGCTAAGATTGGAACAGCGGCTATTGATACGGCTAAGATTGCCGACGCTGCGATAACCACTGCCAAGATAACTGACGCGAACATAACAAATGCTAAGCTCGCAAACCTTGCAGTAGACAGCGCCAAAATGGCGGACGCGGCGATAATAACAGCAAAGATAAACGACGCCAGTATAACAAATGCTAAGCTGGCAAACCTCGCAGTAGACAGCGCTAAGATGGCAGATGCGGCTATAACAACAGCTAAAATTGCGGACGCAGCTATCACTAGCGCAAAGATAACCGATGCGACTGTAACTAATGCTAAGATTGCAGCTCTTGCTGTAGACAGCGCCAAGATGGCAGACGCGGCCATTACATCGGCGAAAATTGCGTCTGCGGCTATTACCGATGCTAAAATAGACAGCTTAAGCGCTGGAAAAATAAGCACAGGAACACTCGATGTAGAGCGCATTACAAATGGAGATATTACCAGTACTAACGCAGCTATTACATCAGGTAGTATCGCGGTAAACACTTCCTCCTCGGCCCCGACAACGATTCAAAATGTGAACACCGTGGTAACAAGAGGAGGCGTTTTACTTATCCAGGCGTCCTGCGTAATCAATGCGTACGTTCGTGTGGTCCTTCAACTACGGCAGGGTACAAACGTACTCAGAACTCTTTATGGTGGAGCTGGTTGGGGCGGGTATGTTTCCTTTAGCGGTACGGTCTATTCAAAACCTGTGCTACACGCGATTGTTCACCAAGAGCAAGCACCTGGTTCTCATTCCTCCCCTGCGACTAACTCTTTTAGTTTATCGGCGTATTCTACCAACGGCACGTGGAGTACCACGCTATATCCTAGCCCTGCAAACGTATCCAATCGTTCGCTGATTATCACGGAGTTGAAGCGTTGAATTACTTCACGGAATACGATCCTGCCACTGGCGCTATAACCCGCGTTGTTATGCAGCAAGGGGGTTTTACTCCTGAAACCGGTCTGTCTTTTGTAAACGGGAGTTTTGACGACCTGTCCTACAGAATTGTAGACGGCCAAGCCGTTGAGATCGAACCGGAGGTTTTGGAAGTAAACCACGAAGCGATATTTAAAAATGATCGAGGCGAAAAACTATTTTTGTCTGATTGGACGCAGGGTGCGGACTCTCCGCTGTCGGCAACAAAAAAAGCTGAGTGGGCGGCGTATCGACAAAAGCTCCGAGACCTCCCGACCACCGTGGATGACTATAGTAATGTAACGTGGCCAGAGCCGCCTACGTAATGGGATTGTTTGATGCGTTATAACCACACCAAAAACTCTGGCCTCCTTGAAGGGACTATACTATACAACATATATGTGTTAACGTGTAAGCAGGTAATGCCATGTCAACGTCTTTGCTAGTGTTCGACGACAAAGAGAGAGTTGGCGGCTGGGTCGCTAAACAGGTGGGACAGTTGTCTTCTTGGGGCGGCTATTACGCAATGGGCGCTGAACGGCGCGGTGAGATTGTTGCAGGGGTCGTGTTTAATAACTTCACGGACTCAAGCGCCACGGTCCATATCGCTGTTAGCACACCCACAAAACTTCTGTTGGAGCTGTTAGATCACGCGTTTATTTACGCCTTTCAAACATGCAAACTCCGACGGTTAACTGGGCTGGTAGAGGTGCAAAATGCAAAGGCACTTAAATTGGATAAACACATTGGCTTCATCGAAGAAGGGGTCATGCGCCAAGCTGGTACAGGTGGGCAAGACATTATTGTGCTTGTCCTTTGGCCTGAAAATTATCGAAAAGGAAAGTTAGATGGGAAAGAGCAGTACGCCACCCCCCGACTACGCGCCGTTAGCTGCCGCTAGTAAAGAAGCTGCGGAAATAACGACAGGTCTTGGGCGCGAGCAACTTGCCTTTGCAAGAGAGCAATATGACCGAGCCGCTCCAGTCATGGAAAGCATTGCTAACCAGCAGATGACTGCGCAGCAAGAGCAGATGGATCAGGCGCGTGATTACTACGATTACCAGAAAGACACATTCCGCCCACTTGAGAAGGGACTGGTAGCAGATGCGCAAAAGTTTAACACTGATGCTTACCGTGAGCAGCTTGCAAGCAAGGCTGCGGCTGATGCAGGGCGGGCTTTTGGGCAAACACAGGCAATGAACCGCAGAGCTATGGGGGCTATGGGGGTCAACCCCAACTCCGGTCGCTTCGCTGGTATCCAGAATGCTGGCAATCTTGCCCTCGCGGCAAACCGCGCCAACGCCATGTCGAACACTCGGATGCAGGCTGACCAAATGGGTTACGCGCGCAAGCTAGATGCTGTCGGCCTTGGCCGCGGCCTCGGAGGGTTATCAGCAGCTGCCTACGGTGGAGCCACCGGAGCAGGAAGCGCCGCAGGCCAGAGCGCTCAGTCAGCTGGTCAGAACTACATGGGCAACATGGCCATCGGCTCGGGCACTATCGCTTCGGGGCAGAACATGGGAATACAAGGGCTGAGTAACGTCCTGAACAACCAGACTCAAACCTACATCAACACCAACGATAGCGCCCTCGGAGACTTGGGCGGCTTTATGGGCGGAGCAGCATCTCTTATGACTGCGTGGCCTTCTGATCGTCGGATCAAAGAAAACATTGAGGAAGTCGGCGTCGACCAACGCACGTCTCTGACGCTCTACGAGTTCAACTATATCGGCGACGAACACAAACGCTACCGTGGCGTGATGGCTGATGAAGTAGAGATGCTCTACCCCGATGCAGTTGTAGATACCGACGAGGGCTACAAAGCGGTGCTTTACGAACAACTCGGCATTAAATTCGAGGAGGTGTCCTGATGGCACGTAAATCTGGATGGCAGAACTTTGCCGATAACTTCAACTCGGTCTATGGCACCTTCAACAAGGTTGGGCAAAACATAGAATCCAAGCGGATCATGGACGATGAAAAGTTCACTGCGGAGGGCGCGAAAGGCTTTGGTCTATCTGGTAACGCTTTGGAAAAAGCCCGCTATAAAGCCCTTGGCGACATATACACCAAATACGGCAACGCAGATAAGGGACTGGCAGTACGCCAGCAGCTGTCGAATTTGGAAGCAACTGAGAGAGCCAACGAGCTTGAAGCTGCTACGTTACAAGAGCAAATTAGGCAAAGAGGGCTGTTACAATCCGCGCTTATGCAGAGTCAGGCTTACCAAAATACTGCCAGCGGCAACGCCTCTAATGCTACCGCCAAACGAACAAATCTAACGACACCGGGTGAGGTACTAGCCCTTGCCAACAAAAACCGCGCAGCGCAACAGGCCAATCAATTTACCGAACAGACACAGCCAGGTCTCATAGCAAAAACAAACGCAGAAAGCGGCGAACAAGTGGCTTTAATAAACGCAGCTACACAGCAGCGGAAAGCTGAGTCCGGTTTTTTAACGCAAATTAGTGACCCTGAATATTGGAAGGGCCTAGGTATTTTAGAGCCTACTCCCGATCAAAGGCAAGCAGCGCTCATCGAAATGTACGAAAACTCGGACATACCTATCGACCGACAGATGGCGGTAACGGGCGCGCTGCAAAAACATGGTATCGAAAAACTGCAAAACACGGCACTTCAAACAGCGGAACAAGCCAAAGCTGCGCTGAGCAAAGGCGTGGATAATCTTGTAAAGTGGTACGACGGCGTAGACGACGGCGATGCAACGTCTCTAGAGTTAAGAGAAACAGATAACGGATTTGCCTTGTTTCAAAAATCGGGAACGGGGGATGATGCGCAGGAGTCTGTTCTTTTTGAGGGGCGCGATAAAGCCGAGATCGAAGCTAGGCTTATGGGCCAAATAGAAGACCCAGGTAGTGGCATAGAAATCGCCAACGCTATTCTAGACAGGCAGCAAAAAGAAGCTGATCTGGATAAGACTGGAGCCGAAACTGCGGAGATTGCAGCAGATACTGACTACCAAAACATCGTTAACGACACCGCTAAATACTCTGAAATTCTGGCACAGGGTAACACGGCAGCAAGAACCGAACTAGCTCAGGCGCAAGTTGCAAAACTGAAACAGGAAACGGAGTCGGAAGCTGGCGTATCGTGGAATGATAAAGCCGCCCAGAAAGCATACAATAGTTTCATTACCAGCGAGACATACAACATGCTTGCTCAGACATTTCAGGACGATCCTGTTGGCTTCGACGTATACACCAACAGAGTTAAGATGGGCCTCGGTTTAATTAAGCCCCCACCCGCCGATGTAAACGAAGAAGACTGGCTAAAAATGACAGACGCAGATCGAGCATTGTTTTAGGGGTTAGGTTATGAACGCAGCACAACAAGCCGCGATAGAACGCGCAAGAGCCAGAGGACAAGGGTCCACAACAGGCGGCGCGTATGACTTTACCGAAGAAGAAGAACGGGACTTTACCGAAGCACAGCGTGCGGCTTTAGAACGTGCAAGAGCACGACTTGGTCAGAGCGGTTTGTCTGATACCGACACCCGTGGAAAAGTTAGATTCGCGGCAGATTTCGCTGGCGGCATAGTAGGTGCGGTGCCGAAGGCGCTAGGCGGAGTTGTTTCTCTTGGAAGTCTAGTCAAAGGTGTTAATGTAGTCGCTGATCCTGTCGCTGAGGCTCTTATGGATGCGGGGGAATGGGTCGACGACACGCTGCTATCTGACTACCAAAAAAATATAAATGCCGAAATGGCGCAAGCTATAGCTAACTCAGCTAGAGAACTGGGACCAGACGCCTCTGTTGGCGACCATCTAAAAAACATAGGTTCCCAGACTGGAGCGGCCGCTAAATTTGTCGCCCAGAACCCTAGTCAAGCTGCCATGCTGGCGGGGCAGGCAATCCCCTATCTCTTTGGCGGAGGTTATTTAGCGCGCGGGGCGCAAGCTACTGTTAGAGGAACACAAGCTCTTGTCGGTGCAAAAGCTACAGGTCTCGGAAAAGGTACAGCGGGAGCAGTAGGCGAAGGCTTAATGGCAGGCGGGGCAATCACCGGCGATGTTGTGGGTCAGCTCCGCGATGAAGGGATTACCGAATACACATCAGACCGTCTTGTAGGTATTCCCGCTGGCGCAGCAACAGCTCTGATTGGTCGTCTTGGAGCAAAACTTGGTGGTGGCCTTGATGCAGATACCGGTATAGCAAATAAACTTTCTGGGGAAGCCGTAGACCTTATGACCGACGCACCAAAGCGAGGTCTATTTCGCCGTGTAGGAGTTGGGGCGGCAACCGAAGGCACGGAGGAATTTTTCCAGTCTGGAAGCGAAGAAGCATTTACTAATTTGGGGGTGGGCGATCCCCTTTCGCAAGATGTTGGGTCGAGCGCAGTTCTTGGCGCATCTGCCGGTATGGGCGTTGGCGGTGTTAGTGGCGGGCTACAACGCTCTTCTAACTCTCAAACCACTCTATCTGCTGACCTCACCCAAGAGGAACTGGACTTACAAGCTGCGCAGCTTGCTGAAGCTGAGAAAGCGAAAGACCTAGAAGCAGAAGCTGTTCGGCAGCAGGGGCTGACACGCATGACAGCGGCCAAGTCTTTCATGCCTTTCTCCAAGTTTAAAAGCGAAAGAGACGCCCGACGAAATGCAGATGTCCTGAACCCTCAGACCGAAACCGGGCAGGCCTACGTTGAGTACAAGCTCACCGCTAACAAGTACCCTGCAAACGAAAAAGAAGAAAAGGCACTGGTTAAGAAGTTCCTTAAAGAATTTATTCCACAGGACGACGGCGAAGTCGCTATCGACGAATTTAACCAAGCACTGGACCAGCACGCTGCGGCTGTGGCATCGGGGGCTGTAACCCCGACCATGAACGACAAACCCAAGCCTGCACCTGCGCCAGAAGCAGAGGTAGCTGCACCTGTCGAACAGACCCAAGCGCAAGACACACAAGAAGAAGCGGCTCCTGCCAAAGCTCCAAAACCGGAATCAGCAAAAGTTGCACAAGCTCGAGCGTACGCAGAAGAAGTACTGGGGCCAGAATGGGAAACTACAGGCGGGTTGTCGCAAGAGTTTGCAGAGCGAAAAGGCTTCTACAAAAAAGGTAAAGATGGCAAGACGACGTGGCAAAGATCCGTCGACAGAGAAGCCGCGGCCCTCCAGGAAACGACGACGCCTGAAGTTGATGCAACAACTGAGGAAGCACCTGTTAACGCGTTACTAGATAGTGAATCGTCCAGTAATCAAGACTTAGACCAACAGAGTGAGACTTCAGCCACAAGCACGCTACCAACTGTTTTAGGCGGTTTTCTGGAAGAAGGGCATAAGGGCAAGGCGCTTACCGAAAACCAAGCGAGTGTAGCTACTGTTTTAAGGGACGCTTTTTTAAGCAACGAAGAGGATACCATCCAGCAAGCTGATGGTACTTTAAACCCGACTATTATTGCGGAAAAAGCAGGCATTAAAAACAGGCAGGCTGCGCGCAGGGCCATTCAGTCTTTGCAAAAAAAGATTGCAGACGCGTTTGGGGTGTCGGTTTACGTAGTTAAACAACGCCTAAACGAAACTAATATTACAAGCACAGAAGCATTTGACCAGAATGCTCCTACCCAAGAGCTTGACACAGCCGAGCTGGGGGAAGGGATGGGCACTTCTGCTTCGGTAGGGCAAGGCGCTTACACAGAAGTAGCTGAAGAAGACCAAGCGTGGACTCAAGAGCGCACAAATGAACCCGACCAGTACGAGAACAAACGCCAAGAAATTGCCGACAATAGCCGTGTCAGTCTAAACGCCCAAATGATACAGCAGTATGGTAATGAGGCCATCGCTCAGTGGCGCGGACTTGTATCTGACGGCGCTATAGATATTAAAGATATTAGTAAAAAGGACTTGGTGGAGTGGGTTGCCGCTGTCGCTGAGAACCGCGAAGGGCAAATTACAGACGAGCAGCTTGGAAAAGACCAACGCGAGATAGAGAGGCGTTATGCAACAGAAGCGATTGACAACGAAGGACTTGGTGCCAGCTCTGCTGAAATCACAGAAGGCGGGGATACAGTTGAACAAGTCGGAACTGAGGATACTGGACCGCCACCAGAAGGAAACCCAGATGACTTCACAGCAGGCGAAGCCAAAACCGCAAAAGTAGAAACAAAGCCTAAGAAGAAAATCACTAAGCCCCCGCGTAAGTACGGTATTAGCGGCGAGGTTATAGAACCGGATTCCAAGCAGGCCGAAAAAAGGCAAGCCTTAGCCGATGTCCTCGAAGCCCTGACAGGTAAACGCGATAGCTGGAAAGTTAAGATTTACGCCGATGTTTCTGAGCTTATTGCTGCAAGACTAAAAGGCGAGGTAACGGGGTTTGAAGACAACGGCATTCCCGTTGGGGCCTATGCGTTTACGCAGGACGATAAGAGCGGCGTCCCCGTTACTTACATTATACTAGACCGTATGCCTGTTGGTAGCGAACGTGCCGTGTTTGTGCACGAAGTCGGCGGACACATGGGTATAGACAACATTCTTTCGCTCGACGAGCAAGCTAACGTCGCTGACCAGATACGAGCCTGGGCGGCAAAAGGCGACAACTCACTGGAGAGTATAGTTTCTAACCGAGTAATGGGTCGCCTCGCTAAAGCAGCGGAAGTTGTTCCAGAAATTGTTACATTAGCTGAACTAAAAAACAGTGAAACTATCGCGTACTTTTTAGAAGAGGCGACTTTCGCTGGTGTAGAACCCACGGTCAATAGCGCCGTTGGGCGTCTTGTTCGCAAGCTGTACGCCATGTTCAAGAAGGCGCTTCGTAAGATAAACATGAACCCCGAAACGCTTACACCCAAGGATATTGTTGACCTAGGTTGGGGCGCTGCACGGTTCAGCCTGTCAACACGTAAACACGGAACGGCTGCGGACTTTACTCGTTTTGACCACACCTATATGGGCCGTGGGGAAGGCAACCAAGCCTACGGATGGGGATCGTACCTAGCCGAACGGTTTGGCATAGCCCGGTGGTATCTGCGCACTGATGAAGAACGTAAAACTTCCACAATGAAAGATGATCCTGTAGACTTTGGCGTTCGTCCACCGCAAAGCATTGGGTTTAAAGAGCTTTCAACAGAGCTTCAGAACCGTATTAAGAAACCAAATTTTCCGTCTGGCCAGCTACAGCTTGACATTTTTGACGCCCCAAGGCCACCCAGCACAGTGGGAGCGCTTTCGCTTAAAATGGTTAACCAAAACTTTGATGACGCAGCGCTAACCGTCTTGTACATTACGGAAAACTACCAAAAGCGTCAGTACGAAGTAGACGCGGTTCTCACTGAAGATGATAAAAAATCAGATGTTTTTGTCTCCGAATTAGAGGCCCTCAAAGAAAAACTTATCGAAGACAGAAAACGCTTCGACGAAGAAACCACCGTGGAAGGTACCATGATGCACGTCGACACCACGGTGTCAGATAGTGAACTTCTTCCGTGGTCTGAACCTGTGCCCCGTGGCGCTAAACTTAGAGCCTCACTTACTAACCTGTTTAACGGGCTTGACCCTGAAATTACAGCGCGGGTGCTTATAACCTCTCTGGGGGTTATGCCGCCGCAAAAGCGTGCTACAGAACTTTCCAACCTCCAAAAACGCGCTAGGCAACTACCCAATTTACTTACGATGCAGGGCAGCAGTACAGGAAAAGAGTTGCTTCCTCCATTGATCGAAGACGTGTTAGACTTCGTTGACGGCAAAGCCATCTACGCTGCTCTGTACGCATTCGACAAAGGAAACCAAAACGCCCTAGTTCCGTACTTAAGTGAAGAGACTCTCCAGCGTCCTGAGTTTGTTACGGTTGAGGATATTGATTTTAATTTTGACCCACCGTTGGAACTTCACCAGTCAGACAAAGTTGTGTCTATGCTCCTCGACGACGCTGGCATCAAGGGCGTTATATATCCCGACGCTGGTACGCTTGGTGCTAAAGTCGACGCAGTAGGCATGGCTAACAACGTCGTTGTGTTTAACGACGAAAATCTTTTTGTGGTCGGGCGAACTTCTGGTTCGAATGTAGGTAACAAAAAAAGCAAAATAGCCGAAATCAGGTTTGGTATTAACCAAGACTGGAATGAGCATACCTTTGGCACGGGCGGCAAAAAAGCATGGAGCATTACCAAAGAGGCTATGAAGAAAGCCGCCAATAGTGTGAGCTTCCTCCACGATATTGTCCGTAAGAACAGAGATACTATGCCAGCCATTGGCCGGTGGTATGACGCCATGCTCAAGGCTGAAGCAATCCGCAATGAAATACGCATGGGTTTTGAGGATATTGCTGTACGGGCACGGGATCTTAAGGAAGACCGCCTCGCACTGGTAAATGATTTTCTTGGTAAATCGACCTTCTATCAAAAGTGGGGTTACGACCCTGCGATAAAAGGGAGGAAAGTCAAAGTCGATCCGATTATGGCTAAGGCTTTTGAACGCCTGAACGATAATGAGCAGCAACTCGTAAAGGATGTTTTTGCGCATGGTGAAAAGATGCGCGCTCGAAAGAAAGCCATCGCTAAAGCGCTCGGGGTGGAGGGGAAGTTTTTTACGGACGCCGCAATAGAAGGACCGTATGCGCCACTGAAACGTTTTGGTAATTATGTCGCAGAGCTGAAGTCAGCAGAACTAATCGCTGCCGAAGAGTTACTTGGTGAAAAAGATACTAAAATAAATAGGAAACGGGTGGACGATTTGAAGTCCGACCCCGACAATTACATAATCAGTTTTTTCGATACTGTAGCTGCGGCTGAGCAGTTTACTGAAGCTAACCGGTCTAAGTTTGCTGAGGCATCTACTACAGAGCGTGAGCCAGATACTGATCAGGGGCGTATCTCCAACCCGCAGGCGTATGAAAAAGTCATAGGCGCGCTAAAAGCTGGTCCTAACGACAAGTTTGACTCCGACGCCAAAGCCGCCTTTGTCAAAATGGTTCAGGATTTGTACTTTCAGTCTCTGGACGAGCGCAGTGCTCGCATGTCTGGGGCGCGCCGTTTGAACAGAGCAGGCTACGATAAGAATATGATGCGCGCGTTTCTGTCCCACGCTCGGTCTGAGGCAAGTCTAATCTCTCAGATGGAAATGGGCGCGGAGATCAACACCGCCCTCGCGGAAGCCAGAAACGAAGTCAAACCCAGACCGGGCGGTGTCCGCGACCCTGAACGCCAGAGGGTCTACAACGTAATTGCAAGGCACTACCGTGACGGCCTTGTGCAAGGAGAACAGTGGTACTCCGCAATGGAGGATCGACTGGCTGCTGCGAACTCAGTCTATATGCTAACGAGCAGCTTGGGGTACCACATTACAAACGCTACGCAGCCAATGATGGTGACTGTGCCGCGCCTAGCTGGAGACTTTAACAGCTACACAGGCGCATGGAGTGCCTTATTCCGTGGCTATAAAGTTGCTCTCAAGGCCACCCGCATGTCGTCGAGCATGCAAACGCGGATTGAACTAGACAATGTACCCCAACAGTACCGCAAGCTACTTGAAAATCTACAGTTACGTCAGCTGCTCGACGTAGGCATGGAAGAAGACCTTGCAGAGTTTGACCGATTTGACACCGGTTTTGGAACGCTCGATGCGGCCACCGGCCAGCTAGGCAAGATCACCCACAAACTTTATCAGGTGGCACGTTTTGTAGAAGCACAAAACCGTATATCTGCCGCCGTTGCCGCTTACGACATGGCGCAGCGCAACCCGAGCGCAACTAAGATGTCGCCCCAAGACTACGCCGCTGCCGTCGTCGAAGACACGCAAGGTAACTTTTCCCGCCTCGACGCGCCGATGCTTCTTAAGTCACTACCCAAGATTACCGTTCAGTACCGAAAGTATCAGTTGTTAATGGCGTGGCACTACTCAAAGGCGTTCAAGCAAGCTGGCTGGGGTTCTCCAGAAGAAAAAGCTGCGGGTAGACGTATTCTTTCTTACTCAATCGCTCACGCCGCTATGGGCGCTGGAGCAACAGGCGTACCGCTACTGTCAACCGCGTTCTGGTTGACAACCTTCTTGGGGGATGAGGATGAGCCTGATGATATGGAGCGCTGGATCAAACGAAATGTTGATGACGGAAAGCTGGGCGACGCTCTGTCCCGTGGTGTGTTCTCGACCCTTGGTGTCGACCTAAGCACGAAGTTAAACCAGTCAAAGATATTCCACCCCCTTCCCTACGTGGATTACCAGACCGGAGAGAGCGGGGCTAAGGACATATTCTTTAACGCGCTCGCAGGGCCAACGGGTACTACTGGCGTCAACTTCTACCGCGCCCATGAGTATTTCACTAAAGGCGACGTTATGAAGGGGCTTGAGTACTCGGTGCCTAAAGGTCTTCGCTCTGTGATGGAAACATATCGCCTGGCGACTGAGGGTTATACCTTACGCAATGGAGATTTAGTAGTAGACCCCCGCGAGCTTGACGCGTTCAGCCTTCTTGTAAACGCCATGGGATTACCCGCTACGGAAATTCAGAAAGTAAAGTGGACACGGGGGCAACAGTACGAGCTGGAGCAGTACTTCAGCAAAGAGAGTGGAAAACTCCGCAAAGCATACGTGGAAGCCAGAGATGACCGAGATCGCGCACGACAGCAGGAACTACGTCAGGAGTGGCGAGACTTGCAAGATGCCAAAGATCGGGTGCGTCCGTTTTTCAACAACGAGCGCGGAACCCTCCGACGTCAGAGCGTGAGCGACCTAATGAAGGCACCTCGAAGGCAGAGCAAACGCGAACAGAAGTATCGGAAACAGCTCACAGGAAACTAAAAATTACTCCCAGAGCTGGCGTACCTCGCCGCCAGCCACCTGCCCCTCTTCTGTTAGGATTCGCACTGTCAGAAGGGGGGTCTTTTTTTGCTTTGTGTCGAAATTGTGCCACGTTGTTGTGCGTATTCACGCTATGTTCTGCCATTTTGTGCCAAGTTGTGCGCATGTAAACACGTCAAATAACAAAAGTCATTGGGAATAAGTCATTGATTTTATTGAGGTTTATGGCGGAGACGAAGGGATTCGAACCCTCGAGACGATTCCTCGCCTACTCCCTTAGCAGGGGAGTTGTGCAGCAAAAATAACTGAACATTATCAGTATGTTAGGAGTTTTTTCCAAAACGCTGTGCCCATTTTGTGCCAATTAGACTTGTTGCACGGGCTGCTGGATCGTTGGTGTGGATGTATGTTTCGTCGACTAATCGGACTGATTTCCAACCCCCTGCGTCGGCGATGGCTTTGCTGTTCCAGCCCTCTCTTTCGAGCGCGGTGGCAAAGCTGTGACGGCCAACTTGGTGTGTGCCCAGGTACTTGATCCCTGCCCTATCGCATGACCGCCGTA